TCAGGCAGCTGTTCCGGTCGCGCGAGCGCCGCCGCTATGGCGCCACCAAGGAGGTGTGCAGCAACTCGTCCTGGTGGCGGCAAGGCATCTACGACCAGACCGCCAACACCTTCACCCGCAACGGCGAGACCTGGGAGATCATCAACGGCATCCCCGACCGCATGCCGAATGGTCAGGTGATCCCGAACGGCAATGTCCACTGGATTCGCCTCCGTCAGTACTGGATCGACGTCTACCTTGAGCCGTACTGGGACCGGGTCACCACGACCACGACACTCAACGGGCAGCAGGTGGCGCAGACCTTCCTCAATTCGCAGGATGGCTGGTTGTCGCAGGTCGGGCTGTATTTCAGCAGGAAGGCATCCTCGGGCGATGTCAACGTGCTGGTCTGCGAGACGGCTTTCGGCATGCCGGACCTCACCCGGGTCATTTCGCGGACTGTACTGCCTGTGGCCGATATCAAGGTCGGTGCAGCCGGGGATAACGCTGCGCTGCCCGCGCTTATCGAGTCCACCGTTCCCATCACCCCAACCTATCTGGTGGCCGGCCGCCGCTACGCCATCGTGCTGGTCACCACGGGCGACCACTATGTGGCCTTGACCAACACCGACAACGGAGTCGTACAGGGTACATTTTTCGTCTCGACCGATGGCGCCTTCTTTGCCGGCAATCTGGTCGATGACCTGAAGATGCGGCTCTACTTCGCCAGGTTCGAGCGGGCTCGTCTGTCCATCGAACTTACGGCCCTGCAGCTGGCCGGCGGTATCCTCGACCTCGACATCCTGAACGAGGGCATCACGCCACCCGCCTGCCGCACCGACTTCGAGGTGCAGATCGCCGGGGCGTGGATCCCGCTGGACGGTGTGCCGAACGGCCCGAACCTTTCTGGTCTTCCGGCTATCCTACCGCTGCGCGCCACGCTGACCGGCACGACTGACCTGATGCCGGGCTTTGGGCTGACGAACTCGCAGGCCATCGTGAGCCGCCCCAAGACGGCCTTCACCTGGGTGGGAGAGACCCGCACGCTCGGTTCGGCGACCACGAGCGTCAAGATCATCACCGATCTGCAGGCGTTCGACGAGGTGAAGCACGACTGCACGGTTACCCTGCTGACGGGCGCCGACCTTTCAGGCACGGAGACAGCAGACGTTGTCGAGGACGTGGTGCTTGCAAACGGGACAGTCCGGCGTACTTCGGTGTTCAACGTGACCTCGGTCAGCACCTACGCGGTGAAGATCGTGGGTGCGGCGGTCAGCGCCGCTGAGCAGTTCCTCGTCGCCGAGATGATCGAGTTCGCGCAGTCGTAATCGCCAGCACCGAGGAGAGAACGTGATGGCCAAAGTGCCCACGCACTACAGGATTACCGTCAAGAGGCCGCTTGAGGTCATGAACGCCCGGTTCCGGCCGGGCGCTCGATATACCATCAAGGCCGCCGTTCACGATGCCATCAGGGAACAGGCAGCGGACGCGATTGCCACCGCCGAGCCGATGCTTATGGAGTAAGACGCGATGCTGAGGTTCGAGGACCTTCGTGTCCGGGACAGCCAGGCGCTTGACCGGGACTTCTTCAACCGGCGCTTCCGGCTGATTGCCGAGACATTCTGGCAACTTGGCCAGGAGGTAGCCTCGGTCACCGGCGACACCGACCGCCTCGTGGCACTCGGCCTGACCCGGGTCAACGAGGTGCTCGGACCTCTTCTCTCGAAGGTTCAGGCCGTATCCGAGAACGGGTTCCTGGTCGCCACGTCGGAAACATCTCTCACGGTCACGACCGGACTGCAGTCCACGCTTGCCATCACCGATCCGGCGCAGCGCGATCTCTTCTCGCCGACGCCTTATGTGCTGCTCACTCGGGAGGCGGACGGCACGCAGGACGATTATGCCGTGCTGCGCGTCGAAGATTTCAACCGGACCAATGGCGGGCTTGTCTTCGAGGTCATCCTCGTCAATGGCAGCATCGGGGATGCCGCGCACGATGATTGGGTGATCTCGGCCACGGCGGGCATCAGCGTGGCGGTGCTCGAGGCCGCGACAGCGGTCCAGGAGACGCTGGCGCTGGCGCAACAGGCCGCCGAGGAGGCGGCAGAGGCGGCTGCGACGGCGGAAGCCGTTCTCGCAAGCGGTCCCGTTTCGTCGGTCAACGGCAGGACGGGCGCGGTCGTGCTCGGCATGTCGGACATCGCCGGGCTCGTCTCCACACTCGCCGTAAAGGCGGATGGCAGCCACGGCCATACGATCTCGCAGATCTCAAACCTGCAGACGACGCTCAATGCCATAAGCGATGGTGGCAGCTACTGAGTCCCCGTAAGCAAGGTGAGGAATGAACATGACGCAGTCGCTCATCGCGCAGATGTCGCAGAAGATGTCCATCACCGCTGTGAAAGACATCGAGGTCACGGGCATCGTCGAGGATGGCGCGGGCGGATGGGTCCGTTCGGTGCGTTTCTACGGTGCACCCTCCTCGGGCACGAACAAGGTGCTCGTGCTGGAAGTCCTCCTGCAGTCCGCAGAGAAGGCTGAACTCGCCATCACCACGCCCGAGATCGACTTCTGATCGCAGGCTTTTCCGCTCGCTGAACCTATCCATCTCTCTCATCGCCCGTCCCGCGGTCATTCCGTGCGGCGGGCTTTCTGCAATGGAGAAAACCCATGTCTGATCCGACATTTGGCATTTCGATCACGCGGATCGACAACGAACCGCGTCCCGCGGTCTACAGCGACATGTCTGTGGTGGGCCTCATCGGCACCGCGCCTGAAGCCGACTCCGACGTCTTCCCGCTGAACGACCCCGTCTTCATGTATTCGGACGATGGCACGAAGTACGCCGGTCTCGGCGGCTCCGGTACCATCCCGGAGGCCATAGACCTCATCAACGCTCAGCTGGGCGAGTTTCAGGTGGCAGCCAAGGTCGTCGTGGTTAGGGTGGCAGATGGTGAAACCGTCAGCGATACCATCGCCAACATCGTGGGCAACGCGAGCCTAAAGACCGGCATCCATGCCTTTGTCGAGGCTGGCCCGGCGCTCGGCGTCATCCCGCGCTTGCTCTGCGCCCCGGGTTTCACCAGCCAGCGTGATACGGGCGTCACCGACATAGCGGTCGCGAATGCGGGCTCGGGATACACCACAGTTCCGACTGTCTCTATTACCGGTGGCGGCGGCTTGGGCGCCGCGGCGACGGCCACCGTCGAGGGCGGTGAACTCACCGGCTTCATCATCACAAATCCCGGCAGCGGCTATGAGACTGCCCCGACCGTCTCGCTTTCGGGTGGCGGCGGCTCGGGCGGCGCGGGCGCGGCATCCATTGCCGGCCTCGCCAATCCGGTCTGCGCGGCACTTCTCGCCGTCTGCGCCAAGCTCCTTGCCCATGCCGTGGTCGACGGCCCGGCCACGACCGAGCAGGATGCCATCAATTGGCGCGAGAGTCTCAATTCCGACCGCCTCATTCCGGTGGATCCCGCGGTCAAGGTGTTCATCGGCGGCACCGCCGTCACCCGGCCGCTGTCTCCCGCCGTCATCGGTATCGGCGTCCGCCGCGACCACGAGAAGCAGGGCCGGCCCTTCCACTCCTGGGCCAACCAGCCGGTCCAGGGGATCGTCGGGCCCTCGCGCCCGATCAATTTCTCGCTCACCGACGGTGCGACCGAGGGCCAGCGGCTGCTTGCCGCCAATGTTGGCGTTCTGCTCCGCGGCGAGCTCGGCGTCGAGACGGCCATTGCCTCCGGCGGCTTCGTCTATGTCGGCACCGACAATGCCGGCGAGGACGACCTCTGGCGCTTCTACAACGTCACCCGCGGTCGCGATTACATCCACCTGATGTTCCTGCGGACGCTGCGGTTCTATCTCGGGCGGTTCAACCTCACGGGCCAGACCATTCAGGCGGTTCTCAACACCATGAGTTTTGCCCTCCGCGACCTCAAGGCTGACAGCGACATCCTCGGATACGAGATCAAGTTCACCCGCGACCAGAACTCTCCCGAGCAGCTGCGCCAGGGCCGCTTCACCGTCAACTTTGCCGCCGAGGAGGCCCCGGTGCTGCGTTACCTCGGCATCCAGTCCGCGCGCTATCGCCCGGCGCTCGATGCGCTACTCGACGACCTGCTTGCCCAGGTCGATGCAGTCACCGGCTAACGTCGCAAAATAGGAGCACCAACATGAGCACGATTTACATCATGGAGGCCGCAAACTTGTTCTGCGGCGATCACGACCCGACGGCCTCCAAGCACCTCACGCTGACGGAACTGAAGCTGCCGCCGCTGCAGGAGATGTACCAGGACCACCATGCCGGCGGCTCCCGTGTCCAGATCGAGGTCGCGGTCGGCATCCAGAAGCTCGAGCCCACCTTCAAGTTGAACGGCTGGGACCCAGACCTGCTCACGCAGTTCGGCCTTGGTTCCTCCCGCCAGAAGGTCTTCACCGCCTATGGCGTGATCCGCGACAAGCGCACCGGCATCGCCGTCGAGGCCAAGGCCATCATCGAGGGCCGCCTCGGCAAGATCGAACCCGACGCCTTCCAACGCGGCGAACTTCAGGGCCACGAGTATGCCATCAACGAGGTGATGCACTACGAACTCTGGTTCAACGAGAAGGAAAGGCTTTTCTGGGACTTCTTCTCGACCGAGTGGCGGCTGGACGGCATTTCGCAGAACGACGACGAGCGTCGCATCCTGCGCGTCCAGCGTTGATAAATCTACTCCTTGGAGATGACCTGATGAATGAGTCCGCCCGCGTGAAGCTCGCTTGCCCTCTCAAGATCGGAGACAAGATTGTCACGGAGGTCAGCATCCGCCGCCCCAAGGTGAGAGACTTCCGGGCCATGGAGAAGGCGAGGGAGCCCGGCTCCACGGAACTCGATCAGAGCATCGCCATGACAGCCGCCCTTTGCGATCTGCCCGTGGACGCCATGGACGAGATGGACGCGGCAGATTTTGCCAGCATCTCCGAGGTGCTCTCGGGTTTTTTGCCCAAGTCCCCGGCATGA